GACAGGCATCTGTCTTCGGTACCGGTGGTGAGCGGGGCCCGGGCATACAAGGTCTGGAGAACGTATTCAACTATCCCGAAGCATGGGACATGCTGCAGTTCCCCAACGTGTGGGAGGACGGTATGCAACACGTACCGGTAGGATACTTCGTTCCCTGCTGGCGTGCCAACTCCTGGTTCATGGATGAGGATGGTAACGTGGAGATGGATGATGCTATCAAGGCCGATGACATCGAGCGGGAGAAGAAGAAGAAATCACCGAAGCCCAAGGATCTGGACAGGAGAAAGGCCGAGTACCCACGCAATCCTGCTGAGGCGCTGCAGCGGATGACAGGTAATGGGTTCAACATTGCCGAGGTACAGGCGCAGATCAAGCGTTTGCTCCACAACCCAGCCTACTCGGGACTGATTCGCTACGGGACACTGGTCCGTTCCCCGGAAACCGGTGTTGTATTCGAGCCCAAGCCTAAGCACGTAGCTCGCCCGATAGAGGACTTCCCACACTCACAAGCTGAAGGCAGAGACCTGAAGGGCTGCGTATCGACCATACAGCGACCTTGGCGTGATCAGAATGGACATGTGCCCCCAGGGATGTACATCATCACCTTTGATGCATACGCAAAAGAAGATGCAGAAGACCAGACATCACTGTGGTCATTCAAGGTGTGGAAGCTGGAGAACCTGAACGACAACAGCTATGTCAATCTCCCGGTACTGTGGTACGCAGGTAGACCTACACGGTACTATGACAACCATGACCTGATGTTCATGGCAGCGGAACTCTACAATGCGCAGATCCAGGGTGAGGTCGCCGGTGGTGGACAGTCAGTGATCACTTACGCGAGAGAGAGACGTTTGCTCCACAAGTTGCGCAATTCACCAGAATCAGCATCCTCTAAGGAGAACCAGAGCAAAGGACACCAGAACGAGTACCTCATGGACATGCCGGCTGACAGGAAGAACACAGGTATCATCTACCTCGAGGACTGGCATATTGCGCCACGTGCAGCCGATGAGAAGGGTAATCTCATACTCAACCTGCATCATATCTATGACATCGCATTCCTGCGGGAGATGGAGAAGTTCGACCCGCTGCGTGGTAACTATGATAGAATATCAGACGCCATCACATTCATGTACGAGATGAAGGATCACTACATCTCCTATACCAAGCTACGCAGGGAGAACAAGGAGTTCTTTGAGCGTACCCTGTTCGCTGAAGCAGTGGTGGAAACCGGCTACGTGCCGCTATACTAAGTTTGTTTATCCCACCAAGGTGGTTATATTTGTGTACAAACCGGGTACATGGATTCAATTCAGGTCGACTCACGAAAAACGGTATTCCATCGTCCACTGCAGGCTATTCCTTATTCCGACAAGACACCGGAATGGTTCCAGCAGAACGTGGAGCACCTCATACAGAAAGCCAATTTCAACTTCGGCTCTGATATGACGAGTCGAAAGGATCTGAAGATGCTCTACGGAGTATATAACAACCAGTTCCCTACCGAATGGTTCAAGCACGTTACCGACCCGTTGAGCGCCAAGAAGCCACAACACAAAGCATTCCCCGCCAAGATAAGACCAGTAACCATGCTCAGGACGAACATCGACCTGTTGCTTGGTGAATATCCCCGCCGTCCTTTCATCTACAACGTATCCAATCTCGGTGATACTGGCTACAGCCGGTACATGGAGAGTATGCAGAAGACAGCCCGCCAGACACTGGAGGCACATTTCCTGCAAGCAGCTATCGAGGAGATGCAGGCGCAGGGCCAGGAGATAACTCCCGAGCAGATGCAGCAGATGCAGCAAGAACCGCCAGTACCGGAAATAGTGAAGGCGGAGTTCCAGAGTTCTTACAAGGATGCCATGGCCATCAAGGGACAGAAGTATCTCAAGCGTGTCATCCGCGAGCATGAGGTGAGACGCAAAATGCACAAGATGTTCAAGGACTGGCTGATCACCGGCGAGACCTACTCATACAAATCTGTCGAGAACAATTCACTTATCTATAACCGCATCTCTCCACTCTGTCTGGACTACGACAAGAGCCACTCCTCCGACTTTATCGAGGATGGTGAATGGGCCGTGTACCAGGACTGGGTAACGCTCTCCGACGTAGTGGACAGGTTCTACCACGTACTGAAAGAAAAGCACGTGCATGAGCTGGAGAAGCGTGCCATATATTCCACACCGACCGCCTTCTTCAATTACCTGCGTGACCACGTGACCCTGCAAGACAGGTTCACCAAGATACCGATCTATCACACAGTATGGAAAGGCCGTAAGAAGATAGGCTTCCTGAGCTATCTTGACATGGAGACATTCCAGTATGTGGAAGACGTAGTGGATGAGGATTACATTGTTGATCGTGCCAAGGGTGAGCAGATAGAATGGCGCTGGGTGAATGAAGTATACGAGGGCTGGAGACTGCACGATGACATATACTGTAACCTGCAGGCTTGCGATATCCAGCGCAACGAGATGAATAACCTCAGTACCTGCAAGCTGCCTTACAACGGGCGCAAGTACTCTGACACGCACTCTACCAATATATCAATACTCGAGATAGGGATACCGTTCCAGATCCTGTATATCGTTACGATGTACACCCTGGAGAAGACCATCGCCAAGTCCAAGGGTAAGATAGCGCTGTTCGACAAGAAGACCATTCCCACCGACGGGGACTGGGACGAGGAGAAGTTCTTCTACTATGGTGAGGCACTGGGCTATGCTCTTATCGACCGGTCTCAACCCGGCGTCGACAAGACCATGAACCAGTACCACGTACTGGACTTGTCTCTCTTCGACCAGATCAAGCAGCTAATAGAGCTGATGGAATCTTTCAAGCAGCAGTGGGATGATATCATTGGTATCACCCGTCAGCGCAAAGGACAGACCTATTCCTCAGATGGGCAAGGAGTCAATGAGCGTTCCGTGTTCCAGTCTACTGTCATCACCGATATGATCTTCCTGGGCTTTGAAGAGTTCACCGAACGGGAACTACAGGGCCTGATGGATCTCTCGCAGTTCACTACCAGTAAGGGAGTCTACTCGCTCTGGAATGATGATGAGATGTTCAACCAGTTGCTGGAGATAGCTCCTGAAGACTTCCAGTTCGAAGAGCTGGGCGTGTTCGTGACTGGTGCCGCAGAGGAACTGCGCAAGCTCACAGAGATGAAGCAGTATGCACAGGCCATGATACAGAACGGTGCCAAGCCCTCCACGGTACTGGAGGTGGTTGATTCTATCAATGTGGCTGAGCTCAAGCAGAAGCTTCGCCAGATAGAAGCTATCCAGCAGCAGATCGATGAACAGACCGCTGCCAATGAGCAGGAGGCTGCAGCCGCTGCTGACCAAAGAGCAATGCAGATGAAAGAGTATGAGGCTATGCTCGAGCGTAGACACATGAACGAGGAGTACGATCGCAAAGAGGACATCGAGATGATCCGTGGCACGTTCAATACCTTCACCTTCCAGAATGGTGATGTGAATGCCAACCAGGTACCGGATGCTGTAGAGGCACAGAGTATCATACAGAACCAGCAGAAATTGCAGCTTGAGTACCAGAACAAGCAGGCTGACCGTGCTATCAAGAACAAGAAACTGGATGCAGATATAGAGAAACAGAAACACGATATGACGATGGCTACTGAGGACAAGAAGCTGAAGAAGGAAAAGCTGAAGATCGACAGGAAGAAAGCTTCCCAGAAGCCAGCGGCCAAGAAGAAGTAAACACCAAACAGTAATATATGAACATCAATTTTGTACGCCCGTACCGTGAGAACGGGAACGGCGGAGGTGGCGGTACTGGTAGTACCATGAAGCCACTCTCACAGATCATCGGAGGAAACGAGCAGATATTTACACCCACGCCAGTAGAAGGATTAGAAGATGATGGCATCACCGTGAAGCCAGGCTTCATCCGTAATGCTATGGGTGAGGTAGAGAAGGACCAGAATTACAAACCAGTACCCGACCCGAGGACTGGTCTCATGCCTGGACAGCAACAACCCGGGCAGCAACAGCCGCCACCCGAACCAAAGATCATCGAGGGACTCAACGAAGATGGTAGCCTGAAAGAGGGTTATAGCTACGATGCAGCAGCCAAGAAGGTGGTGAAGGATCCAAACTACAAACCACCGCCACCAGAAGGAGTGAACGAAGATGGCACTCTGCAGGCAGGCTACTTCAAGTCACCTGACGGTACTGTAGCCAAGGACCCGAACTATGTAGCACCAGAGGCTACTGAGGAAGAGCAGGCAGTAGAATTCATTGCAGCAGTAGAAGCTATCACTGGTATCAAGTACGAGATCGAGTACCCGGCAGGAGTACTGCCCACAGATCCGCAAGGCGTAGCGCACAGGGAGAACTTCATTCGTGAGAAAGCGATGGAGGACTTCGACAATTACCTGTCCACCTCAGATCCGAGAAGCTATGCTTATCTCATGCATCGCCGTGCCGGTGGTAATGACGAAGATTTCTTCGGTGATTCTCGCGGGTTCCAGTTACCCAGTACCGAGGAGTTAGCGGCGTCTGCAGATGTGCAGGCATCTCTCTACAAAGAGGAATTGATGATGATCAACCAGCTCGACCCTACTACGGCTCAGCTCATCGTGGATGCAGCCATCAAGGACAATACACTCAAGGACAAGGCTACCCTGTCATGGAACAAGCTTGACAAGGCACAGAAGGATCAGCTTGAAGAACTGAAAGCTGCTAAGACAGACGAGGAGAAAGTGTTCAGGGATTCACTCAACGTACTCAATAACTCCATCAACACGACCATCAAAAGTGAGATGGGCTTTGTCGTTCCAGAGGCCATGCAGCCAGCGTTCCAGAAGTTCGTTATCGACAACCTGCGTTACGAGAATGGCAAGTTCTTCGTGGTGCAACCTTTCGGTACTGAAGGCATCAAGACAGCCATGGAAGCACTGTTCTTCCAGTTCCAGAAAGGCGACTTGCAGAAAATAGTTACCAAGCAAGCGAAGACAGAAGCTGCACATAGATTAAGGTTGAAATTGAAAGATTCAAAAGCGGCTCCTGGAAGCGGTACAGGTGATGGAAATGTGAACACAAAGAACTTACCTTTAAGCAGTATTTTACCAACGCATGGTATAACCAATACACACTCAAACTAAAATCCCGTTAATATGACTTCACTCTTCCCCGCCATTAAGTTCCAGGTGCAGGAGCAGATATTCGACTCAAAGAGCATGCTCGATGAGACTAACTTCTATTCTCAGCGCCAGGGACAGCCATCGGAGCTTACAGGTGTACTAACCTACATCCTGGGTTCT